AACAACTATTACTACAAAAATATTTATAGAACGAATTTTTATTCCACTCGTTTTGTTTTACTTTTCTAGTTCTTAAAACCTTAGAACCCTTGCTACCTCGCACCCTATCCTGAGTGCGAGATTTGTGACAATAAGTTCCGTGACACCAATAATGTGTACTCATTGATTTCCCCCAACTGCTATCAATGTGTACTTACCTTTGGCAGTTCTATAACCCTCGTTTGCTATATCATAATATGTCAATAGCTTGTCGCCACCTTTACTAACCCACTCACGTGAGAGATTTGTCCATTTACCCTTTCTAAAAATTATGCCTTTGTGTTTCTTTGCATAATAAGAAATTGTAAATTTATCATTTATTTCTAGTTTCATATATATCCTTTCTATTTGTTATATGTGGGATAATATAATATCCCACATATTAGTCAAGCCTTAATTCAAGGCTTGTTTTTGATACTCCATTCTAGCTTTTATCTTATCTTCTCTAGTCTGATTTTTATTCTTCATTCCTTTAATCATATTAGCAAGATTGCTAGGGTTATAGATTGTTAAACCAGTAGAATTAGTTCTAATTAATTCTGCCTCGTCTAATTCTATTCCTAACTCTTTGGCTAACTCAATGCCCTCAGATAAATAACGATATGCTTTCAAGCCTATCTTTAACTGGTCGCATTGTTTCATTATAGAGTTTATCCACGTTTGGTGTGTGCTTACAACTTTAGCTTTTGCACTTCGCCATTGTAAAAAGATATTATATTCATCTTTAGTACAAGCGATTGCTCTTGACCTACAATGAGAAGTTCCAATAACATCAGCATAAAAACTATCATCATATTGTTTAGTGATACCAGTTCCATTATCACTAGTATAACCAGTTGATTTACCTAGTTCCTTATTACACATATCAACGTGCTTTGTTTTATGTGGGTTGCTATCTTTGCCTGATTGTTCAGCAATAATATCAGGGTTGCAACCTTTCTCTTTTAGTTCTTCTCTAAAATATGCGTGTGCAAACTGCATACTATCTTCGCCACTACTATAACTCTCTCTACCATTTAGATTGCCATACAATCCAAAATCAAAATGAGATGATGTTTCTGTCTTTTCGCCCTCATCATCTACATCTTCGTTATGTGCAAAGTAAAAGCATTTATCTTTTGCAACTACATCACAAGGGTCGCCATACTTCTTTTTAAAGACACGCAAAGTTGCGACATCTTCTTTTGGATATGACCTTTCAACAACTTGCTTTGCTAATTCAAAAGTAGATTTTTGTATAGTATCAAAATCTTCTCTTGCTTGCATAAACGCTTGTTGCTCTTGCGTTTCTTCTTTTTCAAATACATCTTTAATTCTATTGTAGAATTTGTTTCTGTATTCGGTGTTCATTCTTATTTTTGACATTGTGTTTTATCCTTTCTGTTTATTGATACGTGGGAATTTATACTAATGGTTTTAATTGTCAAGTCTCAAATTAATTTCTAGTTTAGAATCATTCTAAATTTTTTTGTAGGGAGGGTGGGCCCATAGGCAACAAGCTTATAAAAAAAATAAAAGGTCCTTGACATAGTTCCCATAAACCCCTATATAGAGTTAGGTATTACTATTATTACTGGTCTAATCTTAAGAATTAGTATTGGGAAGAGTAGTAGTCCTTTCGGGTTTAGACCTGCGTTGGCTTATAATTGCATATAACACCGCGCAGGCTTGAGCCCAGATCTTATGCGGCAAAGTAGGACGTAAAGCCCACGCCATAAGATCTGGGGTCAAGTTAAGTGTATAGTCGCGTAGCTAGCTGAAAAGCGTGGGCTATCTAACTTGGCCACTTTAGAATGATTCTAAACTTTTTCAGTGGGGCGCGGGCGGGTGGGCCCGTAGGTCACAAGCTTACAAGCTTAAAATAATAGTTGACAAGCTGACTGGGATATTGTAGGAATAGATCTTGACCTCGTTTGGTGCTTTTCCGGTCGATAAATTTGCCAAAGCACCACAAACTAGAAAGGATATTATGAAAGTAAAAGACGCGTTAAAAATAACAGACTCATTTACAAAGACTAAAAAAATGCCCGGCCTGAGCTACAGCCTGCCAGCCTGGGAATGCAAGACAGGCGCTAAGCTGGTGAAGGTACCAGGCAGCGTGTGCGCGGGCTGTTATGCAATGAAGGGTAACTATACAAGATACCCGGCTATTAAAGCAGCGCAATATAGGAGGCTTGACGCTATCAAAAACCCGTTATGGGTTCAGGCGATGGCTACAAAAATTAAACGTCAAAAATGGTTTAGATGGCACGATGCCGGAGATATACAGAGCGCGGACCATTTAAAGAAAATTTTTGAAGTGTGCAAGCTTACGCCAGATACAAAACACTGGATGCCAACGCGCGAAGCGCAATTCTTAAAAGATGTAAACCCTGAAGATGTTCCAAAAAATTTAATCATTAGAATGTCTTCGCATATGATTGATCAAGGCCCGGTAAGCTTCTGGCCCTGGACATCGACAGTAGGATCTAAAACAAGAACCTGCCCGGCTCCTGATCAAGACGGCAAATGCGGCAGCTGTAGAACCTGCTGGAACAGAGAAATCCCAAATATAGAATATGGCAAACATTAAATACGACTACGACATAGAAGCGGTCCACAATGACTGGTGCCGCGCGAACGGTTACCCGGTCCGCAAGCGTACAAGCAGAAAACCAGGGAGGCCAGGGAGGGTGGGCCCGAAGGCCACAAGCTCTCAAGCCGACAAGCGGGTGGGTGGGCCCGAAGGCCACAAGCTAACAAGCTAACAAGCTAGGCGTCAAGCGGTTCGCGGATCAACAAGCGTTGGATATGGTCCCAAGCCTGGGCCACGCACGGCGTCTCTCTGTAATCGGACAGAAGACCGTGGATCGATTTACTCTCATAAAGTTTTATGATGTCTCCAAGAGGCTCTTGGAGTAGGATAAAGTTCCGTTTCGTTCTGGTCATATGAAATAGTTTTTGATGGGGACTAAAAGATATTTTTGGAGCTCTTGCAATCTTAAGCTCAACCATAAAAAATCCGCAAGAATCGTGATAACCAAGCAAATCAGGCACACCAAAAGATGCCCAAGATTCCAGTCTAGTCCACTGAATTTTAGGTGTGTTTTTCTTAAGTTTTTTCCAAAGTTTTGTTTCTGCTTTCACCGGAATTCCTACTTGCTAACTACTACATATTGGGGTAAATTACAAGTATGACACAACCGAAGAGATTAACAGATAAACAGATCAAATTTGCAGAATTACTAGTTTATAATGAAGGCAAGATGTCTCCAGCAGAGGCAGCTTATGAAGCCGGTTACAAGACTAGAGCAAGAAGAGCTGCAGCAGAGATGCGTAACCCTAAATATTTTCCATTGGTGGTTAAATATATTGGTGAGTTAAGAGCAGAAATAAGAGAGAAGTATGGCATTACATTTGAAAAGCACGTGTCGGAACTAGCCCAGATAAGGAACAAAGCTCTAGAGAATAAAGCCTGGTCAGCAGCTGTAAATGCAGAAGTTGCTAGAGGTAAAGCAGGTGGTTTATATGTAGATCAAAAGCTTGTGATGACTGGCAATATAGATAATTTATCTGCCGATGAAATCAAAGACAAACTTAAAAAGATTCTAGATGATAACAAAGAAATAATTAATATTACGCCTGAAGATATCGAATCAAGTACGCTAGAATTGCAATCAGAATCCAACCCTGATTCCCATTAACAATAAGATTAATCTTACTTAATATTTTTCTTGGTGACTTTTTTACTAGTGACCATTTGTTGGTAACTGTTTCGTACATTGCCATTGTTTTCTCCTTGTGGATTTGGCCCTCGTAATGGTGGTAGTTGACTCCATTTTACGTTAGGCATATTTTTAGTTAGAGTTTTATTTTTCATTTATTTTTTCCATCTTGATTATACACCCTTTTGGAAACACATTTCTATCACTAAATACCTCTTCTTTTTCATCATACGAAGCAAACGTCCATAAGAACTTATTTGTTTTCTTATACACATAAGCTTGTGTGATCATAACACAACACTCAAACTTATCGAACTCATCTGCCGTTGCGTGCCCAGCGTCGCCTGTAATGTCGAGCCATCTGATAGAATAGAAATAATATCTCTTCTTGTTGATGATTGCGTGTCTGTATTTAGATTTTTTAGGTTTTCTCATAAACATCTTATACTGTATAGGGAGATTTTTGGGCAAAAAAGTTTTTATGAAAACAAAAAAATCCCCGCGCGCCGAGTACATTTGTAAAAAATGTTGGTATATATAGCTTATTTGACTGTGCCAGGCTGTGCCAAGGGTCGTGGCACACTATTATTCGCTTATACCAACACTTATAAGCCAAAATAGGGGTGTGCCAAGTGTGCCAGAGGTTTTTTTTACTTTTAAAAAAATAAAATTGCTCCAGAATTCCCCTATACACTGGCACATTACTTATCTTTGAACACATTTGTGCCATATTTGATAATCTTTTTAACATTTTGACCTTGTAAATCAAGCGTAGCAAATGGTTTCCATTGCTGCTTCATTAAATTTAATTCTAAAATTAAATTTGACCATTGTTTTTGTGTTATATTTTTACTTGTTATGGTTACTGTTTTCATTGTCTCCTTTCTTTAGAATCATTCTAAGGTAATAAGGGGCTTCCACTCTCGCATCCACCCCTCGTCCCTAGGGAACATTCTAACTCTGTTTATATGTCGGTGACTTAAATATTTTTAAGCTCTCCGCTTTTAATACTATTCTCTTTGGCTCTGGTGAGTTAAATAGTTTTGTTTCTTGTAACTCTACTCTTCTCACTGCTTCGAGGTGTCCGTCCATTGTTTCAATATAGATAGGACAATCAGATATGATTGTGCCTTTCTCATTGTTAGTGAACTTTCCTAGTATCTGTTGAAAATCTCTTATTCTCATCAATCCTCCTTACTATTATTCTTATTAATTCATACCACTTACGGCCCCACATCTCTCTTACATCTCCACTAGTTTTCCAATAAGCGTTAGCTATATTATCCAACCTTCTTTGGTCTTGTTTTATAATACTCATCTACCCTCCTTAAAAAGTTATGCATATGTTTCTGAAACTCCAAGCCTTCAATAACAAATTCTTGATAATAATTATCCTTGCTACACATCATAATCACACCCTTTGTAATTTTTGTGTTGAACAACATATTATGTGCCATTGCATAAGCTGCTAGTTGAAGACAATAATCTCCAATCCATTCTTTACGCTTTGGTTTGTTAGTTTGCTTGAAGTCTATAATAGCATCTTGGCCTTTGTGTATGCCTACTAAATCTGTTTGGCCTGCGTATAATCCTGGGTAATACAAAGTACACTCTGTGCCATAATATTCTGTAACATTAGATAACCCATTTTGGATAACTTGTACTGCCATATTGTGTGCTTGTTTACCTACATTGGTTTCGTCTAAATAACCTTGCTCCAAGATATACATCTCTAGAATCTTATGCATTGCTGTGCCTCTCGCTGCACTAGAAGCCACGATCCGCGTTGCATTGTCCTCTCCCTCCCTAGCGCGCCACTTGGCCAGCGATTCGCGTTTCTCGGCCGGCTGTGTGATGTCCAGGATAGTTGTAACACTCGGTAATTTTTCTTTATCAAACACATAGTGTCGTTTACCTTCTATCTTTTCTCGTTGAGTCTTAGGGTACTTATAACAGTTGTTTCTTTTCATTTTTTCTTTCCCGTCAGTATTTTTTTTATTATCGTTGAGGTTGGGTCTAATAAGTCATTTGGATCAAACGTTTTACTACAACCCGTTAATAGTATTAAAATAATTATAATTCTCATATTAATTTTTTACCTTGTTTTAAAGTTAAGTCACCTACATCTTTAGGTATAAACTCCAACTTACCAAAATGGGTCGATTGAGGTAAGTCTTTTTTATACCACGTAGGCTCTTCTAATTCATTTAAATTCCAGGCCCAATATGAACTATCATTAAATCTACACACATAACCCGGTATCTTATCTTCGACTTTGGCTTGATTAACTAAGAAGTCATATTTAATTTTTTCAATCAAAGAACCATCAAAGTCATTAGGTCCATACTTCTCTCTATTTTTTAACTCCATAATATAATTACTATTTCTTACATCCATAGAACTATAAGATTCTTTTAATAATATAATAGGATCTCGACTAAAAATTTTTTCGTTAAGCTCTCTAATCATATTTCTTTGTGTCTGTTGCCAACTCATTTCTTTTTACCTCTATAATCACTTAACTTAATAATATTAGTTTGATCCGTGGTAGTAGAATAATGATCTATAATTTGTGATATTTTATTTAACTTTACGTGAGCGTAAGGAAATAATAAACAACACACGTGAAAGGCATCTCTAAAGCAACATCTCCATCGATATTGCATTTTATGCCCGTTTTTCCTAGGTTTTTTGCGTACGGTACCACATCCTAAAACACTGTGAACCCAGTCTACTATAAATTTATCGGTCATAGAAATTTCCATAACGATACGCCAACATTCATATCGATTAACTTTGTTACCTTTTTTCTTACGTTCAAAATATTTTTTGTAAGTAATACTTCCTTCTCCATCAAATAATCCAGCGATGTACGCTGCTTCATTAGTCGTCATTGTTACCTTTAAAAAATTTTTTACAATGTTCAGCAAACTTCTCATCATCCAACTGATCAGCGAAAAGTTTTATGATAGCTTTATAAGCGCCGCCGCCTTGGTACTCAACGTCTTTTTCAGAAACGTTATTATTTTTTTTAAATTTTATTTTATTTTTTATCGACATATAAAACCGTGAATTTATCTTCATAGCCATCATAATAATAACCATTAACTTTTGGTTTTCTGCTATATTTTTTTTTACTCTCTACTTTCTTAGGTTTAAACTTCGATGTTCGTAAAGCTTTGGCTACAGGATTTTTCACTGCAGCCTCGCCTTCTCAACCAATGCTTCTAACTCTTCAGGAGTAGGATCATCTATAAATACTTCTCCCTCTGATTTACAAGTTGGACACTGATGTACTTCATCATAAGATGAAGTATTCTCTCTTAAGTATCCATTACCTTTGCAGTGATTACAAATAGCTTTATGTCTTACTTTTTCCATTTGCTTTTCCACCTTTGTTATCTAAAAAAAATCTAATTAATCTTCCTATCATTTTAGATCTTGTTCTGTTCGTCTTCGTTGCAAGTGTTCCTAATTGTTCCCAGTCTGCTTTGTTAACTGATAACGATTTATATTTATTTGGGTCTGCCATTATGCTCCTTTCTAATTTAGTTTTTTACTTTTATATATTTGAAAACTACCCCATAGATTTACTAACTCTTTAAAATCTTTTATAGTAGGTAATGTCATTTCAGGAAATTTTTTGTCAATATGTTTTTTCATATCTAACCATTCTTGATTATCTAATTCTTGTATTGTTTTCATTGTTTCTTTAGCTGTCATTTTATTCTTTCTGTTGTTGTTCATATGGGAATATATGCCAATAAAACAAGGGGTTGTCAAGTATATAATTTTATTATAGTATGAGGATCTCTTCTCACACCTTTTGTTTGTTCGTCCCTTTCTAGGGGCGGGCAAACAACTTAAATATCTAACATAGGTTCACATTTAAAGGCAACCACAATTCTGTCATTGTTGACACGATTTTGCCCCATTTGATTCATCATTTCTTTGGCTATATCATAACCTGAGGTTGCACACTCAAAGTGTGAATTATAAACTTCTTGACTTGGTGTAGGAGGTAAACAGTTCTGGTACATTTGTGTACAGATTGTAAATACTAATATAAATTTCATTAACGTCCCTGGCCACGATACTTCTTCCAAGTTCTTCGTTTATGTTTATTCATCTTACATAAACTAGGGTGTCTACCAATATTTGTTTTAGTAAATATAGCTTCGTGTACTACTTGATCTTTAAACTTTTTCGCCATCTTCTTCTAGCCATTCTCTAACAAAAGGTTTAGCACCTTTGGGTGCTATAATAGTAGGTAGATAAATTATCTTACCATTTATGTGTTGCTCTAAATCAGCACCACAATTCATACATCTAAAAAAATCTCTTTCAATAGCAACTAAGGCTGTAAACTCTTCACACGTTGGACATTTACCATTTACAACTTCAGCTGTGAATTTAAGTCTTTTTTTTCTAGGCATTACTCTAGTATTAATGCTTTTATAGATAAAGATCCATCTATATTTTTTTCTAATTCTGCTTTAGATTTTATGCATTGGTACTGTACTTGTTTCTTTGTATCACGCATTGCAATCCTCTTACCCTTCAGGCATTCAGACATAGATTCTTGAATTCTGTGTTCCTTAATTTCTCCGTTAATTATCATAAG